TAATAAAAAAAAATAAATTTAAAAAAAAAAAATTATAATTTGTAAAAAAGAATTACTATAATTAAACATAAAAAAAAAAAAAATTTTTATATGATTATTACAGTTAAAACTATATTCAGAAGTTATTGTTAAAAGTTTACGACAAATTGGACAAGAAGGTGAATTACTTATCCATGTTTTCAAACAATTACTATGAAATAAAGCATTACAATCACAAGTAGTTAAAATATAAGAAAATTTTTTCATATTTTGAACCAAATCTTTATTTTTATTAGGTAGCCAACAAATCAAACATAGATTTATATTATCTTCTTTTAATAAATTATCATTTTCTTCATAATAATCTGAAGATGTATATAAGGTATAATACATATAAATTACTTAATATATATGTATAAATAAATATTTATAGATTTTTTTTTCGGGTTTTTCCATTATTTAATTTATCATTACGATTACGAGTTTTTCGTTTTCTTTTTTTATCAACTTCAACTAGACCAAACAATTTATTCATTATATCATCTGATAACATTTCATGTTTTTGATAAGGATTATCTAATGGATTATATTTTTTTTGAATTTTTTGATTTATATAAAATAAACCAGCAGGTACAGCTAAATTTTCAAAAGGACTAGAAACTTTGCCACCGTATTGATAAGAATTATTATAAACTGAATTATTTAAAGTAGTCATTGCTGGAATCTCATCTTGTAAAAAAAAAGAATTAACTTTATAACCACCTCCTATAATTTCTGTGGACCCATCTGGTTTATAATTTTTTGTAAATACAAATTCATCGCCACCAAAAATGTCTATATTGGATAAATTTTCTTCAGTACTATCAGTTGTCATATACATTAATAAAATATAAATTAATTATTATAAAATCGCTTTATTTCCGGAATATACTTAACTTCTCGTTTATTTTTAATATATTCTACAATTTTCTTAACCTGCTCCTCATTTTTTATAATTTCAGAAAGACAAGTTTCTAAATATTTAAATGTTAAAGGTTGCGTTTCTTTAAGTTTAACAAATTTAAGTTGGCCATCACTAATTTTTATGGCAGCATTATTTAATTGATTTTCTTCAATATGATTATTAATTTTATGAGAAATACTATTTTTTTTTTCACGTAATTCCTTTACCTTTTCATTTACACTTTTTAATTGATTATCAATTTGTACCCATTGTTGAATTTGTTGTTCAAAATTCATTACTTACTATTAGTTTACAAAAATAATATTTTAATTTTACCAAAATAATAATATACTTACTTTTCTATTTAGTTTATTAATATATATTAATATCTATTAATAAATTATTAACAAGATAAAAATGTTTGTTTTAAATAATAATAATATAATTTCTACAATATCTGATAAATTTAGAAGAAAAGATAATAATTTAATTTATTTATTTACAAATGCTAGAGATGAACCAAATATTGGGGAATGGATAGCACATCATTTATTATTAGGTTTTGACAAAGTTGTTGTATTTGATCATTTATCTGTTACTCCAATAGCTGGAAAATTAGGAACAAATTTCAATAATCGTTTAATTGTTAAAAATGTAGATGGTTCGGGATGTGTAAAATTAAAGTTTATGAAAGATGCTGTAAGTATATGTCAAAAAGAAAATGTTAGTTGGATGTTATATTTAGATGCGGATGAATTCTTATGTTTAAATAAAGTAAAAAATGTAAAGGATTTTTTAAATAATTTTTCAGAAGCAGATGCGGTTGGTGTAAATTGGCTAATGTTTGGAAGCTCTGGACATGTAAAACAACCAAGTGGTTTAATAACAGAAAATTTTATAAAATCCGAATTACGTTTAAATAGTCATGTAAAATCATTTGTAAGACCATCAGTAGTTAAAAACATTCAAAGTCCACATAGTTATATAATTACAAACCCTAATAGATATTTTTCATCTAATAATACAAAAATGAAAATGGGACCATTTAATAATCAACCATTACCATTTATAAATAGTGTTGCTTATATTGCGCATTATTATATTCAATCGGAAGAAGAACATTTAAGAAGAAAAAGTAGACAATTAGATGATGGGTCAATAGGAAAACAAAATTTAATTCAAAAAATTCATATTGAATATAATAATGTTATTAATAAACAATTACAATTTAAGTATTCAGAAAATATAAAGAGTTTTTTAAAAAAATATAATATTGTTATATAAATTAAAAATTATTTCTTATGTCGGCTTCTTCTGCCGAAAGTTTGTTGTGCTGCTAAAAGCACACCTGGAACTATGGCTTGATTAGCAACAGCAAGTAAATTTCCTCCTCTCTTAGATCTTGATCTACCCTTTCTTCTACGTCTTTTCGCACCTCCTGATGTGGATGGAATTGACCCTTTTAAATTATCACCTATTCCGGGTTGAGCATCTTGAGCGTTAATATTATTAACTGGAACAATATTATTACTTTGAACAGTGCCAAGATTTTGTCCAGGTTGAAGTGTTAACGAATTCATAAATTGTGTCCAACCATTTCCTACAGTTCCGTTAACCCATCCCCAACTGGAAGCAGGATTTCCAGCTAGATCACCACCGCGTTGTTTACGACGCATTGTTTTTGACTTACTTTGTGATCTTCTTCTATGACTACGATATTTTGCCATTATATATTTAATTAAGAAAAAATACTAACGAAAAGTATTTATGACATTTTTATTACGCAATAATGTAACTAATATAATTAAAATTGCTAAAATCAAAATAAAAATTAGAAAAACTAAAAAAATAGTTATATAAATGTATGGATATATTTCATATAAAATTAAATCCGTTACTGGTGAAAATATAACTTTAATTTCGTTTCTGACATCCTCTGTTTTTAAAATGTCTAAACATTGTTTCATTAAAGAATTTTTCATTATTCTATAAGAATATTACACAAAAATAAATACTGATTTGTTCTAAATAATATTATAATAATTATATTATTATTTTTTATCTTTTTACCTTTTTATTTTTTTACCTTATTACCTTTTTATTTTACACGTATTATATCTTTATTTAAAATGTATAAATTAATATCTGAAAAATTCCTATTTTCACAATTATGAGTAATATGTATTACAGTTTTATTTTTTTCTTTTTGTATTTTTCTAATTTCTTCAAGAATTATTTTTTCCATTTCATTATCAATGTTAGACGTTATTTCATCTAAAATCATTATTGGTCTATCATGAAGTATTAAACGTATAATACTAATACGCTGTTTTTGTCCAGTACTTAAAGTATTAACATTATCATTTAAATCACAAATATCTAAACCAAATAATTTTATATAATGATTCATTTTATCTTGTATTTCTTTATCTTCAGAATTATCAACACCATAAAGAATATTAAATTTTATTGTATTTTCAAAAACTTCTGGACATGCTGTAACATAAGAAATGTCTTTACAAATATCTGTATATTTATAATCAGGATATAAATCCATATATTTTATTATACCTGAATCAGGTTCTAATTCTTTTAAAAGAATTTTACAAAGAGTTGTTTTACCTGATCCAGAGTTACCATAAAAACATGTCCAGACATTTTTCAGAATAGTTAAACTAACATTTTTAAATATTATATTTTTGCCAAAACTATGTGACAAATTTTCTATTGTAAATAATATTTTTGAATCATTAATAAATAGATCATTGCTTTCTATATCATCAATTATAGAATTTAATATTTTTTCAGTTTCTATATTATCGGAATAATAAGTTGATAATTCATGAAATCTTTCTTTAATAATAAAGGTTTGCTGCTTAATATAATCTAACTGAAATGTTATACCTGAGTTATATTTTATAAATATATAAGTAATATATTTCATTAGTATATAAATATTTTCCTCATTATTAGCATTCTTCATTAACCAACCAGAAATTTCTAAATCATCGTTATACATAATTTTTATCAATTCCTCAAGTTTCATAGAGATATTCTCAAATTCTTTTGAAAAAGTATTAGACTCACTAATAATATTAGAATTATGAATTATATCATTTAAATAAATCTTTATTTGTTCTTTAGTTTTTAAAAAATTATATTTATTTTGGTCTAACATGAGAATTATTTCAATGTACTCAAAATAAAAATTAAGTACTACTATTAAAATAGGAAATAATGTATCAAGAGGATTTATTTTAAAATCTGATTGTAAAGTATTATAGGATAAATAGAATGTATCAAACGCAATATCAAATAATTTAAAAAAAGCTTTATTATAATGTATATATATTTTTATGTTATTTTCAATATATTTTTTTAAAATCAAATTATAGATAGTTTTATTTTTTTTATCTTTTAGAATTTTTGAATATGTTTTTTCGTATATTAATTTTAAATCTGGTATTAGATATTTCTTAAAAAAAATAATTTCTTTTTTTTTAATTAGCCTAATTAGGTTATTTTTTATCTCAAGTACACATAATACTAAAATTCCATTGTAAATACTACTTTGACGATTAACACAAATTTGTGTTAATTTATGAAGCGCAGGTATTAAAACGAAGTATAAATAAAACTTTTCAAAATTATCTTTTATTTCATAATTTAAAAACCGTATCAATACATCTGAATGTGGATTAGGAATTTCTTTTATATTATACAATGAAATGAATTTTGAAACACCTTTGCCATACAAATCAATTATATTCTGTAATTGTTGTCTAGTAGTTTCATCTAAAAAAGAATAATCAATACTTAAAATACATTTAAAAATATTTTCAATATTAGAGCTAAACTTTGAATCATATTTTTCAACTTCAGATGTAGCATATTTTTCTAAATCAATAAATAAACTATTAATATCATCATTGATATCATGATCTGTTATTATTTTATTACAATTGTTATATATTTCTGTCATATAATCAGAAATTATATCGTCTTCGTCTTCTCTTGTAAACATATATATATATATATATATATATATAATATTTAGTAAAAATAATAATTTAAAAATATTTTAATATATTATTGATTATGACAGTTATTAATGGAATAGAAATTGATGATATTAATTTCAAAGTAAACGAACTAAAATTAGCATTGAATAATAACAATCCTATAGAAGATAAACTCAATGTTATTGTAGTTATATCAAATCCATGTTTATATGCTAGGAGATATCAATTATTTAATCAATTTGTAAATAAAATCAACGAAGATAATTTTATTAGATTATATGTTGTAGAATTAGCTTATAAAAATCAAAAATTTATAGTTACTAAATCAAACGATAAAAATCATTTACAAATTATAACAGATACTCCTTTATGGCATAAAGAAAATATGATCAATATTGCTGTAAAAAAATTATTACCAAATGATTATAAAGCTTTTGCTTGGATTGATGCCGATATTGAATTTGAAAGTAATATGTGGGCTTTAGATACACTAAAAATATTAAATGGATACAAAGATGTTGTTCAATTATTTAGTCATGCTGTTGATATGGACTTTGATGAATCCACCTTAAATATATTTTCTGGTTTTGGATATAATTTTTCTAAACATAAGAAATTTAAACCTGGAAAAATTAGTGATTATTGGCATCCTGGATTTGCCTGGGCAATTACACGTAAAGCATATGAAAAAATAGGCGGTCTTTATGAAAAAGGCATATTAGGTTCAGGTGATAATATTATGGCTTATGCTTTTATAAACAAATGTAACTATTATACTAACAAAAAATATCATGATGATTACAATAATAGTATGTTAGAATTTCAAGAACGATCAAAACATTTACGACTAGGTTATATTCCAGGTATTATAAGACATTTTTATCATGGTAAAAAGCAAAACAGATATTATCATGAAAGAACCGAAATTTTGGCAAAACATCAATATTCGCCACTTACAGATATTACCTACGATTTTAACGGTATAATAATACCAACAAATAACTTTTCACAAGAATTTAAAGATGATATAATGAATTATTTTTTTGAAAGAAAGGAGGATGAGTAAATTCAATATAATTTGTTTTATATATATTTATCCAAGTCTTCAATTGATATTCCTTGGTTGAAATAAGCTTCTATTCTAGAAGGATGTAATGCGGTAGACAATAATTCTTCTTTATATAATGAACATCTTTTACTTATATTTTCATAATCTACTTCAAAAATACAATCATTGATTGAGATATTTTCATAATCTAAAAATGAATATGATGATATTTTATCAGGAAAACTTTGAAATATTTGATATCCATTTATATTATAGGATAAATTAAACCAATTAATATTATCAAAGTTCTTTTCTAAAATTGAAATCGCATTGTGATTTTCAGATAAATTACGCCATCCTTGTGAATTTAATCTAAACAAGTTGTTTTCTATAATATGAATTGCGTTATAATTACCAGCTAATATATTCCAAGAATTTTCATTTAATTTATCCATATTATTTTTAATTAAACTAATTGCGAATGGATTTTCTGATAAATAATTCCAAAAATAACTTGCTTCTTTAACTGGTTTTTTATCGGGGTATTTATTTAAATATTTTTCTAATAAATCCATATAAATTGATTTTTTTTGTAATGCTATAAAACCTAAAATATTACTACAGAATAATTTATCTATAATAATATTTTCATTTTTTTTTACAATGTGAATAAAATTAGGGTGAGATAATAAACCAATTTTTCCATTATTATCAAGCGAATCAAAACAAATATCAATATTTTCTTCTATAACATGTATACAATTTGGATTATTTACAAAATCATTCCATGATATTTTATTTATATTTCTTTTTAACATCTCAACAGCAAATGGATTTTTTGATAATTGTTGTAAGTTTCCATTATTTAATATATCAATATACTTTTCAATAAAAAGAATTGTGTTTTTTTTAGTCACTAGCTGATTCCAATTTATTTGTTTAGGATTTACCCAATGTTTTAATTTATAAAAGTCAAATTCACTATTAAAAGTTGCCATTCCTAAAATATTATTAAATATTATAACTATTATTACAAATTTGAAAATAAAATTATTATATCAATTTTTTTATAAATTATAGATGTATTAAATGTACTTATCTAAAAGATAAACATCAAAATTAAATACAATAAAATATAATAAATATAATTTCAATAAGTAATTAAACCAATTTGAAAAATTATTTAGATTATTATACAAATTAAACAAATAAACAAATAATCCTACTAATGTTGGTGCTATTAAACTGATTGTAAAAAATCTTAACTTCTTACTAAATTTAAATATTTTTGCTAAATACAATGATAAAACATTAAACAGTCCTAATGCTATTGGAGCTAGAAATGAATAGAATTTATAACTATAATTTAAATTTTTTTTATCTAATGAACTAGCAATCCAAAAATATGGAATAAATACAAAAAAGGAAGAACCTATTACAAATGCTCTCAAATATAGATTATTCATCTTTTATATTATTTTATTATATATTTTTTAAAAATATAATAAAATAAGTATTTAAATTGAATGCGTGTCAATATGATTTATATTTTCTTTATTTTCAATAAATAATGGATGTTATTGAACCAACAATAGATTATGATTTTTCAAATTTATATTTAGGTCCACCAACAACACTTTCGGGAGGCGCATATTTTACTAGAATAATGTATAATAATAATAAACAATTATATATTCAAACTCCGAAAAGTTTAACAAAACAAGGATTTATTAAAAGTGGTAAAAAGATTTTCACAGATTTAATGTTTGATAATAATGATACTGTATTTATTAATTGGATTGAAAATTTAGAATCAAAATGCCAAGATTTAATTTTTAGCAAAGGTCAAAATTGGTTTGAAAATAAATTAGAAAAAGATGATATAGAGTCAGCATTTACATCACCATTTAAAATTTTTAAATCAGGTAAATATTATTTATTAAGAGTAAATGTAAAACAGAATATAAAAATATATGAAGAAAAAGATCAGATAATTAATATAGACGATATATCTAATGATAAGACAATTATTTCTATTTTAGAAATACAGGGTATAAAATTTACTTCTAGAAATTTTCAATTGGAAATAGAACTTAAGCAATCTATGATTGTTAGTCCAGATCCATTTTTAGATGAATGTTTTATAAAAAAACCTACAAAGCAAGTAACTATAGCTGATCAACCATTAATTAACAATAACAATAATTTAAATGAATTATATAGTAAAGTCAACGATTTGACTTGTAATTCTTTAGAAGATATAAATGAATCACTAACTATAGATAAATCTTTAGAAGATAATAATTCTGATAAAATTCCTCTTATTGATTTAGAGGAATCATTTGAAAAAGATAATTTGGAAAAAGATATAGGTGAATCTGAGAAGGAAGAAAATATTGTTTTAGAGGTAGAGGAACTAACAACCGATTTAGAAGAAGATCCAAATAGTTTAAAAGAATTTGATTTGTCTTCAACTTTAGAAAATAATTTAGAAACAATTACGTTAAAAAAACCGAATCAAGTATATCATGAAATTTATCAAAAAGCAAGAGAAAAAGCCAAAGAAGCCAAAAAGAAAGCTGTTTTAGCATATCTTGAAATGAAAAATATTAAGAAAACTTATATGTTGGATGATATTGATGAAAGTGATAGCGAGTTGGAAGATTTTGATAATGATTCAGAAATTTCTGAAACTCAAAGTTTAGAAAATACTTTAGAATAAGTTAAAATACTTTAGAAACAAATTGTATAATCATACTATTAATTAATTAATTAATAATTTGAAAAATATTTTATCGCTAATTTTATATAATGAGTGTTTCTTTAAAAAAGCTCTGGAATAATTATGGTATTGGCGGTGTTTTAATTGCTATAATAATTCTATATGGCCTATATATGTTATATAAGAATTTAATGTCAAAGGGGTCAAGTGGTAGCGAAATGATGTCACAAGATCGTAAAAAGGCTTACAACAATTCGTCTAATTCTGCTCCTTCTGGACCTCAACCTGCCATGGAATCTGGTAATGAAGTTTATTCTTCTGTTGGCGGTTCTTCACAACCATCTGGTATGGGATTACCTTCCTCTTGTAACAAGGCTGCTTCACAAAATCCTGCCGATCTTCTTCCTAAGGATACCAACAGTCAATGGGCTCAATTAAATCCTGCTGGTAAAGGTGATCTTGCTAACATCAACTTGTTGAAGGCTGGTTACCATATCGGTATTGATACCATCGGCCAAACATTAAGAAATGCCAATTTACAAATTAGATCTGAACCACCTAACCCACAAGTGAATGTGGGACCCTGGAATCTTTCAACAATCGAACCGGATTTCCTTCGACCACCACTTGAATTAGGTCAGGGAGGTCAATAAAAAATAAAATTTTATGTTTTCCAGTTATAAAATACTAATATCAAAATCTTTATATTCATCATTTTTACACATATAAATATTTTGAACTATTTTTTCTAAGGTAATCTTATTAATATTATCAAGTAATGCTTGTAACCAATCGTATGTATCTTTAAACACATCTTCCTGAACTATTCTAATAACTGAATATCCATTTTCGTTAGCACATTTAATTTTATATAAGTCTCTGTTTCTATTATGTTCAGGAGTTTTCCATTTAGCAACCTGTTTCCAATGTTGTTCTCCATCACATTCAATTATTATTTTTTGTTCTTCTAATACAAAATCAAAAGGAAGGTGTTTTATATTTTTACACCAATCATATTTTGATTGTATTTTAATTGTTGGATATATTTGTTGTAATTTCTTTGTTAGTTTTTCCTCTGTCTTATACCTACAATTCGGACACCAAGAACCATCCGTAATATGGCATAATTTACTTTTAAATTCATTATTACATTTATCGCAATCAAATATACATATTTCAGCGCTACTTTTGAAAACTTCTATTGGTTTCTTTTTATTTTTAGTAGACCAATGTTTGCTGCGGTCTACTGAGGCAAATGTTTTATTCTGGCAAGATAAACAACTTTTAATATTTTCACATAATTTTTTAGGAGGGTTTGAACAATATGGACACCAACTATTGTTATATGTTATTGTTTTCGGGGATGATTTAAATTCATGACCACATTCACAATTAAATACATATTCTTTATGAGATGTTTTGAAAACCATTTTTGATTCTATATTATTTTTATCAGACCAATTTGAAGATCTAAAATGTGAAGCAAAAGAGTTATTAAAACATTTGTCACAATTTCCACATAATTTTTTATTCGCACAATATGTACACCAAGAATTTCTATGATTTATATTTCTTAAAATAATTTGAAAATCATGTCCGCATTCGCAATCAAACCAGCATTTTTTATGTGAATTCAACGCATAGTCTTCAGGTAACCCTTCATTTTTAATAGACCAAAATTTAGCTTTGGGATGCGACGCAAAACTGTTTTTATTCGTATTCATATAGTTCGTAAACTTGTGAAATATTAATTCACAACTTTATGAAATCAATTTTAAAAAAAATCTATAAATTATACTTTAACAAATACATATGTAACTTCTTCTGTCTTTTTTGGCCCAGTATTATCTGATAATCCAGGTCTTTTACTATTAGACATAGTAAATGTAACATCCATCATTGTCCAACCATTTTCTTCATGAATTCTAATAACATCTGTCAATAAATCATATTTTTTATCAGTTTTAAAATTTTTTACACTCCAACAACTATATTTGACTCGTTTTAATATATTTTGTATAACAGGTTTAATAAAATTATCAATCCAAGAATTATAATCAGAATATTGTAATGACTGAGTATCTTCATCCGAATAAATTTCTAAATTATAATAAGGTGGACTCGTTAAAGCTAAATCAAATGTAACATTTGGAGATAATTCATCCAAATATATTTCAGCAGGCTTATTTATAAGTATAATATTATCTACTATATTTAATTCATTACAAATATTATTAAGAGCTTTAAAAGTTTTTTCACAAGGTTCAATCCCTGTATAAGATACAGATGAACCTAAACTTTTAGTTCCTAACATTCTACCACCCCATCCAGCACAAACATCTAATACACTATTTGCTTTAAAATATGATACGACATTCCTAGCCATTAATGGACGATACATAGTAACTTTCCCAAGACCATTTGTAAATGATAATGAACGAATGATTTCTGAAGCATATGGAGTTGAATGATTTTTACGATTAAAACGTAATGCTTTTTCCAAATGATCTTTTTGCCATAAAGAATGAACAGAAACACCTTTATAATTTTTAACGTCATGAAAATGTGTCATATATTTTCGCATTATTTTCATACCTACAACACTTGTTGCTGAAATATTAGTTATCTTATTATCTAATGGTTTTTTACACAAAGATTTCCAATCAGATATAATTTCTTCGTTTGTATAATTTTCATATATAATGCCATTTGATTCTAATTCTGATGCTAATTTTGGTAATAATTCTTCAAAATCAGCATCTGATAAATCTCTAAGAGCATTTCGTTTATTAATAATTCCTTTCATACTAATTAATATTATAGTTTATTTTTATATTTGTTAATCAATTTTTTATTTTTTGATTTTATCAACAATATTTAAAATAGTGGTATTCATAAGGTCCGAACATATTTTTTCTGCCGCATCATTTTTTGGTTTAGCTATAAAATATATAATATTCAAATATTCTTTATTAGAAGTGCCATTCATTCTGAAAAAACCAATTCCACCATTTTTTTTAGAAATTTGTTTATTATATTCAAATTTAATATAAACAGGTTCCCCCTTATCATCCTTAGTTTTATAGAAAGAACTGTTAGTTGCGGTTTCATTTTCCCAATAATATTTTAAACTAACATTTAATCCTTTTAAGAAAGATGGTAATGATAAAAGATTTCCAGCTGTTATAATTAATAATTCATTAACATCATCAATTAATTTAGATATATCTACATTAATATCAATAGAAGTAATTTCTTTTTTTAATTCTTTACTGTCCATGAATTCCCATAAAGGTTTATTTTGAAGCGCCAATAATTCAGCTTCTTTTTTTAAAACTTCTTCTTGTAAAATATCACATTGTTCATATTCTTTTTTATAAATATTATATAAACTAACAATCCGAGAATAACCGACATTTCTATCTCCTCCATTATAAGGAACTTGACGCCCATTTACTTGTGCGTGGTTAATTTGATGATGACTATCTAAACGAGTCTTAGTTCCTCTACAAGATGGACATGTAAATTCTTCATAATAACCACCAAAAAAAGATTCAGTGTCTAACAAAATTTTTTTCGTATCAAGGCATCCTAAACAAGTTATATGTTTGAAACATTTTTGTACACTTTGTTTAATATCTGTTTTGTCAAAATAATCTAATTCCAGTTCATTTTTTAAACATTCAAGTAGTAAGTTATTTAACTGAGACATTTTAATATAATATATTATATATATTTATATTATAATATATGTTTAATTTAGACAATCACAGTATATTAATTTATATAATTATAGCATTTGTTATATTTGTATGCTTAAAAATATATAATGAGTCTGA